ATTAGGAAGGATACAGCTTGCTTATGAAGCATTACCTAAGTGGATGCAGCAAGGTATTGAAGAATGGAATAAAGGTAATATAACATTAGAGAATGGTTGTAAGATTTATGCAGGAACAACAACAAGTTCAGCAATTCGTGGTAAATCTATTTCATTCCTATATCTTGATGAGGTTGCGTTTATTGAAGGCTTCGATGAATTCTTTGCTTCTGTATATCCAACAATTTCATCAGGCCAAAGTACAAAATTATTAATGACTTCAACACCTAATGGATTAAACCATTTTTGGAAAACTTGTAAAGGTGCCAAAGAAGGAACAAATGGATATGAGTTTGTTGAAGTAATGTGGTATGATGTTCCTGGGAGAGATGAAAATTGGAAAGATGAAACTCTCGAAGCTTTAGATTTTGACCAAGAAAAGTTTGAGCAGGAATATTGCTGTCAGTTCTTAGGTAGTTCAGGTACTCTTATTAGTGGTGCCAAACTCAAAGAACTTGCACCATCCAAACCAATTACAGAAAGTGAAGGTATTACTCAATACGAAAAAGCAATACCAGGTCACTCATATGTCATGACAGTTGATGTGTCGAGAGGTAAAGGCCTTGACTATTCAACATTTACAATGATTGATGTAACAGAAATGCCTTATAAGCAAGTATGTTGTTATCAAGACAATACTATAAGTCCCGTAGACTTTGCCTCTGTTATATATAGAATAGGGCTGATGTATAATGAGAGTGCTGTCCTAATAGAAATCAATGACATTGGTGAACAGGTTTCTGACGTACTCTTAATGGACTACGGCTATGAAAATCTTCTCTTTACTGAAAATGCTGGTAGAGCCGGTAAACAAGTTTCAGGTGGTTTTGGAGGGAAGAGAGCAGATCATGGAATACGAACAACAAAAAGTGTAAAATCAAAAGGTTGTTCTATATTGAAATTATTAATTGAACAAAATCAGTTAATAATACAAGATTATAACACAATACAGGAGTTATCACGATTTAGTAAAAGAGGTAATTCTTACGAGGCAGAATCCGGTTGGCATGACGATCTCGTAATGAATTTAGTTTTATTTGCTTGGTTGTCTGACCAACGATTCTTTAGAGAGTTAACGGATATAAATACGCTAGCAGCATTAAAAGAAAAGACAGAACAACAGCTTGATGAAGAATTGCTTCCTTTCGGTTTTATTGATACAGGAGATCCTACGCCAGACGAGCAGGGATGGATTGAATATAGACCAGAAAGAACATTTGAGATATAAATTTCAATTATTATAAATAAAACTGTGATAACTAATAAATTAGTAAAATAGGTTTAAATAGATAATATTAAAGGAGAATAATATGGCTTTTTCCGTAAGTCCTTCCGTAATTGTTCGAGAGGTGGACGCATCAGCATCGGTTCCTGCCATCGCAACACCACCCGCAGCAACGGCTGGCGTTTTTAGATGGGGTCCTGTAAATGAAGCAATTCTGATTTCTTCAGAGAATGAATTAGTATCTAGGTTTGGAACACCAAACGACGATAACTATGAAACATTCTTTGTTGCCGCAGATTACCTTTCATATGCAAATGCTTTATATGTAGCAAGAGTTGACAACGGAGCAGTTACTGCTTCATCTCGTTCAACATCTTACCATGCAAATGGCGATGTTAATGTAGTTACAACTGGCGCATTTGATGCCAAGTACCCAGGTGCTTTAGGTAACTCATTAGAAGTAGCATATGTAAGAGGTGATAAGTTTGAATTAGAGGTTCTTGGAGATGGGGTTGTTCCTGCTACAAGAATTACAGGTAATTCAGAACAACAAAACACAGCTCAATCAATTACTTTCAATACAGCAAACGTTCAATTTGAAATCTTACCAGTTAACAGACTGTCTGGAGATAATTCAATTTCAACTGGAGACGTTTTAGAAATTGGTAACGAATCAGTTGGTTACCAAGAACTTAAAGTAACAAGCGTTACCGAAGAACAAAGAGATACAAATGGTGATGTAACAGCAAACACCAGTTTAACAACAGCATATCATTACGACATCGTATTTGATAGTAATTACTTATTGGCAGAAACTTCTATCAATAAATTAGAAATTACAAGAAAGTGGGCTTATAGCAATTCATTTGTTAAAAAGCCAGGAGATGCAAACTATCATATTGCTGTCATCGACAGTGATGGAGATATCAGTGGATCAGCTGGAACAATCTTAGAATTATATTCTGATGTTTCAACTTCTCCAACAGCAAAACTTGCCAACGGTAAAACAAATTATTACCATGAAGTAATTGAACAAGAATCTTCTTGGGTTAAAATTGGTCATGCCAATACATTTGTATTAAATACATCTGAATACGAACAATTAGGTGTTAACGTAGGTGATGCTACAGGTAATACAGCCGTTAATAGTAATAACGTTGGAACAGATGGTAGAACTGAATCTACAGCAACACTTGCTGACCTAGCAGGTGGATACGATTTATTTAAGAATGCAAATGAAATTGATGTTTCATTCATCTTAGGTGGTAAATCTGACGATGCTGGTAATGTAGGAACTTACATTGTTTCAAATATTGCTGATTACAGAAAAGATTGTATGGCATTTATTTCGCCTGCCAAATCTGATGTTGTTGATGAAAGCAAAGCTGAGAAAAAACTGAAGAATATAATTGCATTTAAGAATTCAATTCCTAGTTCTTCTTACGCAGTATTTGATTCTGGTTACAAGTACAGATATGACAGATATAACGATGTATATAGATACACTCCACTTAACGGTGATATCGCAGGTTGTGCTTCAAGAGTTGAACCTTTTGAATCTCCTGCCGGTTTCCGTAAGGGTGTAATTAAGAATGTTGTAAAACTCGCGTTTAATCCAAATAAAGCGCAAAGAGACCAACTATACAGTGCTGAAGTTAACCCAGTAATGTCACAAGCAGGAAGAGGAGTTATCCTATTCGGTGATAAGACAGGATTAGGTGCTAACAGTGCGTTTGATAGTATTAATGTTAGAAGATTGTTTATTGCTGTTGAAAAGGCAATTGCTAATGCTTCTGAATCATTCCTCTTCGAATTGAACGATGAATTTACTCAAGCTCAATTTAAAGGAATCGTTGAACCATTCTTAAGAGACATTCAAGGTAAGAGAGGAATTGTTGATTTCAGAGTAGTTTCTGATAGTACAGTAAACACTCCTTCAGTTATTGACCAAGGTAAGTTCAGAGCTAATATCTTTATTAAGCCTGCACGTTCAATCAATGTGATTGAGTTGACCTTTGTTGCTACAAGAAGCGGCGTGGAATTCGAAGAAATCGTTGGGTCACTAACATAATAAATAATTATTAAATAAAGGAGAAAAAGAATGGCGTTTAATATTAATGAGTTCAAATCCCAGTTAACTGGTGGTGGTGCTCGGTCAAATCTTTTCCAAATTCAAATTTTGAATCCAGTGGCTCCTGAAGCAGATTTTAAATTGCCGTTCATGGCAAAATCTTCTACAGGTATTCCAGCAAGTACAGTAGGCACTTCGACAGTTTCTTATTTCGGAAGAACAATGAACTTCGCAACCGATAGGACTTTTGATACTTGGGACGCTACAATCATTAACGATGAGGATTTCTTAATTCGTAACTCAATGGAAGCTTGGATGAATGCAATCAATTCGCATGAAACCAACACAAGAGGTTTACCGCAGGATTATAAATCAACTGCTTTATGTACACAATATAGTAAAAATGGAGATCCGTTAAGGACATATAGATTTGAGGGGTTATTCCCGTCATCGATGGCAGCAATCGCCCTAGATTGGGGTGGTGATGGAGCCATCGAAGAATTCTCTGTTACTTTCACATATGATTATTATATGGTTGAAGGTAATACTGGAATTCCTACTACATAATTAAATAGGTGATATTTTGAAGATTTTTGGCTTTGATATAAAGAGGGCAGAAGAGGAGACCACTTTACCGGTTTCTTTTGCCGAACCCTCTAATGATGATGGAGCGATTACGGTTGGTAATGCTCT